GTGCGAGAGGTGAGTTACGGTTTCCTGGTTCGACATGATCAGCCTCGATGGAGTCACCAGGTTGGAAGGGTACACCGCATAGGTGGCATACCGTAGCTGTCTGTCTAATCCATTTAGCTTGGCGGCGATAGTTGGAGTCGTAGTATTCTTTTTTTCGCGCCATCCTGCGAGGGTCTGAATCTCGAGCAGCATTCCTAGCGGTGTTGTGTTTGGCTTCACAATCCTCACAGCGAGTGCCATAACTAATACGGCCACACTCAATACACGGTTTCCGAAAGTTGCCCATAATGTTCCGATCATAGTGAGTGGATTACCTCAGCAAATCTGGTACTAACAATGTTCCAGTCAAGTGTGAGTGCTTCTTCGAATGCTTGGTCTGAGTGGTGTTGCCAGTTTTTCCGCAGCTCACGCACCATGGCTGGCATGTTTGCTGTGTTGGTGATGATGGGGCTGGTGTAGCCTCTAGCGCCATTGATAGAAGCAATAACAGGGATACCGTAGGCGATGGCACGCCCAACCTTTAACTGTGTGCCTGTGCCGTGTGTGGTGAGGTTAATAAAGGCGTGTGCTTGTTGCAGGTGGTAGTCGAGTGCTTTATCGTTCACTTCACCTAACAGCTCAACATTGGGATAGTCAGACTCGAGTACGGCACATACAGGGCCGATAATTTTTATCGTGTATTCGGCTAGTAGTGGGGCAAGTGTGATGAGGGTTTTCGCGGCCTGAATGTTAGGGCCATATAGTGATCCAATAAAGACGAGGTTGAGTTGTTCACCTGTGGCACGCATGGCCGGTATCTGTACCCCGTTAGGTATATGTGTTGTACCCGTTGTGAATGGGTATAGTTTCCGCATATTGGTGAGGTCGTCTGTGCTGGTGTGGGTCATATGTTCAGCTTGCTGTGTTGCCCGCCGTTCCATGTCAGCAACCAGTTGAAACTCTGGTGTGTGTTTGCGTGTTACAGCGTTGACTGTTTCGCAGTTGTGCGAGTCATACAGGTAGGGGCGGCCGTCAAGAATGTCTAGCAGCCAAGGATGTTCGAGAATAATCAGGTCAGGGTTTATGGTGTCTATTGTTGCCCTGAAGTTGCTCAAGTGTTTCTTTACCAGCATTGGCATTGGATCATAGGTGCTGATGCCGTTGGCGAATAGTTTGCGTGCTTGGTCTATTGCTGGGCCGTCAACGCTACGGTGAATGAAGGTCACATTGTCTTGAGTTGTTTCCTCGTTAGTTTGCCCCCAGGTGAGTGCGAGTGAGGTGACTTCTCCCACATTCTTGAGCAGGTTACGGCAGCGTTCAGCACCCCCAAACTTAGCGTTATAGGTAGGCCACGGGGTTAGTTGTAGAAGCTTCAATAGTCTTTCACCTCAAACGGCTCCTCATACAAGCCCTCATTAGTACCACACTCAATACAGGTATCGACAACGCTTGCATAATGAGTCTTACAAAACAGACAGACTGAATAATATGGGATGCTCATCGGGTTTCCCTGCTTGCCCAACCTGTGCCTTTAAACTCAACACTCATCACTTGTGGCTTACGCACCAACGGCTTATCACAATAAGTACAAATAATTTCCACATCGGCATGAATGGAATGCTCAACAACTTCACGATAACCGCACGAGCATTGGTAAACATAAATCGGCATCAGTTCTCTCCCTGCCGGTAAGGGTTGCGAGGCATAGGGCTAACCTCAGCGTCTTGTAGCGCCTCGTCGTATACTTGTGCTTTCACCTCAGCAAGCCAACGGTCAAACTCTTTATGGGCAAGCCCCACAAAAGCGCGTACTTCTTCGGTAGTTGGTGTGTAATCACTCATTTGTTCTCTCCCTTGATAAGCGCGAGACATCGAAGAACTGCCGACTCATACTTCACGGCTAAGTCACCTCTGCCCTGCGTTTCACGATGGTGGGTTTCGAGTAATGCGATGATGCGGTCACGCTCAGCCTCTACACCTTTTTCCCAACCCCATAAATATGCTGAACTCCATTCCACGCGCTTGTCACTCATTGTTCTCTCCCTGCCGGTAAGGGTTGTCGGCTCGTTCGCGGTCACAAGACCCGTCCACATAACCATCGTCGTAGCCTTCTTCCCATGCTTGGGCTTTCACCTCAGCAAGCCAACGGTCAAACTGCTCAGTTGCTAACCAATCAGTAGTAACCCAGTCCGCCCATGCCTTGCGTACTTCTTCAGTTGTTGGTGTGTAACCACTCACTTGTTGCCCCCTATCCGGCATCTCATCAAGTTTCTAACGCACATCTCATCGCGTACTTCTTCGGTTGTTGGTATGTAATCCACAATTCCCCTTCTTTCGCTTTACAGCTTAGTCACACTACCGCTAAAAGGCACATCTTTTTCTAACACAAAACAGACAAGCCCAGGAACAGAATCCTCGCCCGAGTTGAGTCGATACCAGCCCGAGCCGTTATCAAGCGTGGAAGCCATCACAATAAATCTCGAGTTGCCGTTATCGGTTGATCCCAGTTCAGTCACCCGTAGATGGTGGAAGTGGCCGTGAGCTAATACGGTAGCGCCGGCTACGGCTTGTTTACCGAATGCTTGTTTGCGCCACCAGTCAGCTAATCCATCAGGGCGGTTAGTCTGGTGACCATGTACCAGTCCAAGAATGTGATAACCATCATTAAACACATCAACAGCGAGTGATTCATCCCACGGCTGAGGCTCAACAAACTTGATAGGCAGTTTAGTTTCACCGGCTAGGCGGGCAAGTTGGCGGCCAATAAACACCCCCCAGTCATCCGTTGGTTTCCCTACCGTCTGACCGTTCACACGCCATTGGCAATGGTTAGAGCCAATCGTGGCATAAGTAATATCAGGCACAAGAGCTACAATGCGCTTGAGCGTATCCCACGCGAATGAGGCAGCCAAATCAACCTGATCCATAATGGATAAGTCATTAGTGCGTAACTGTTGCATAGAAGCAGCGTTAGAAAAGTTTTCTACAACATCGCCTGTGTCTGCAAAGATAATCTTTGAAGGCTTCTCACGCCTGATTAGAGCCTCGAGTTTGTCTTGCATAAGGTGAACACGCTCAATAAGAGTCTCGCTGTTACCTCGATAGTCCACCTTTCCAACCTGCAAATCAGACCACAAAATAACGAGACATTTATCCGTTACAGGCGTTACAGGCGTTACAGGCTTAGCCTTACGCATCTTAAACGCATGAGACATAAGCAAAGGCAAATCAATGCCTGCTGTGCGCTTACGAAACCTAAACCTATACGAAGTAAGCCAAATAGGTGTATCACGCTTACGCGCAACCTGCCACTTAGAAGTCCTTACAGGGCCAATCACCTCAATCTCATCAGGGTCATAACCAGCCTCGATAAGGAACTCGTTAAAGTTTTCCGGCTGAGACTCATAACCAGGCGTTGTCGCTTCACCCTCAAGCCCGTCAAACTCCACACCAGGTTTCACCCACGGCAGCGGTGTAATCTTTACCGCCGGTGTAAGATTCTCCAACATTACAAATCCCTACAAGTGCAAAGATTATCTATATGGCGGGCAATAACTTTATGGTCAACCATAACGCCACGCTCAGACAACGCTTTTGACAATGTGTAAGGTGTGAACTCGTCACTTGTGAGAGCATCTTGCAAAATCTTCTGATCCTTATCGTCAAGCTCAGCCATGATAGTTCTAATACGACACGGGCGCACTTTTTTAACCGGCCTCAAACCTTCCAACATGATTACCCCTTTCGAACAACACTAATAAGCAACGCCAAACCGAGCAGCCCAGCGATAATAAACCCGAGCGTGGCCGTTATAGGCTCTGCCTGGATAGACAGAAGCACCATAACAACAACGATAGCCAGAATAAACCAGTTAGCAATGATTTGATTCATTAGAACGGTGCGCTATCGTCAACCCGTTTCCAGTTATCAGGCGTAGTCGCAGCGCGAGGCTTACCCTCAGCCTGAAGAACAACATCATCAGCCTTAATAACTAGACTCTTACCAGTCTTGCCGTTAGACTCCCACGACTCTGAAACCTGCTTGCCCTTAATAAGCACACGGTCACCAGTACGAAACGCGCTAAAATCAATGTTTGTACCATACGCGCCCTTAACGGTGAAGTTAGTTGATCCAACCTTCACCCACTTGTCGCCATCCTTTTTAGAATGCGACTCTGAGACTTTCATTCCCCAAGCTGGATTAGGGCCGGTTTCGCCAAACTTCCAATCTTGAACAAACGCTACTACTTCGATAATTGCCATTACCTTTTCCTTTATCTTTTTCCTATGATGACATCTGTGATCTCGGCCATCGCGACCTCGGCAGAGCATCTTCCTTGTGTTTGTTCCCCAACTATGTAGAGGATTTTGTTAAGCATAACAAGCATTTTTTCAGCTTTTTCAACGGCTTGCTTATCATCCATTAGTTTCCCCTTCAAGCACCTTTACGGCTAAGTCTATCTGCCATTGCTCAAAGTCTATACCTTTAGTTGTAGGTTGTGTAGGGTTATTTTCCCGCCAAATAATACGGCGAGCCTTATCACGTTTGAGTGTGAATCGTTCTTTCTCGAGCCTGTTTACGGCACGCACGCCACGACGCTGATTAAAGAAGCTATCAGCAGCCATCAGGTTAGTTATACGGTCACTCAAAACAATTTCTCATCTTCAGCATCAGCAAGTTTACTAACTTGATCATTAGCCCAATCAATGCGGCCTTGAATAATAGGCAAATATTCTTTAGTAAGTTCACAGCCAATAAACTGCATACCTTCCAGCATGGCAGCTTTACCAGTAGACCCTGAACCAGTAAACGGATCAAGCACAACACCGTTAGGTGGGGTAACTAGCCGTATAAGTTGGCGCATCAAGTCAGTAGGTTTTACAGTTGGGTGAAAGTTTTGTTTAGCCTCATTAGTTCTATTGCGTGGATTATTTCCACCAATACCATCATCTTTTTCACGATCAGAATGGCGTTGTGCTTCTAGTCCGTCTAGGCCTTCGTTGCGGTCACGCTTAGAAGCCTTAGCAACATAGAAAAACCGTGAAGCACCGCCAGAATCATTATGTCCGCGAACAGAATTAGAACCCTCTTTCCAGTTAGGTTCAGAACCAGCTAAACCACCAGCCTGTCCTGATATTTGTAAACCACGGTTAGCGGCTTTGCTAACACTTACTCCGCTTTGTTGGTCTACCAGCGCAGCGGTGTATTCATCCAGCATCACATTAGAAGGCCAACGACCCTGAGACTGGCGAGAAGAAAACGGCTCACCAACAGCATCACCAAACGGTTTAGCACCATTATCAAAAGTGTTTATAGTTACTGTTTCAGTGCCGATGCGTGTTCCGTCAATATTCAAACCGCCAACACCATACGCCAACACGTTCGCCGCCACCGTACCAACCAGCGGTTTACGACCAACCACGACAGGTTCAAACGCCGGTTTGAGTGCTGTACCCCAACCCTGCCATTTCTTAGCAGCATCAGAAGTTGCAACAGACTCAATAACCTCACCACGCCACCCGTTACCCATAGCAATACGATCACGAGTAGAAGCAATATCAAGTTTCTTTTTATCCTGTTCACGCTCGCCAAAAATATCTACAACAGTTTCAGTAACAACCTCACGTTTTACGCCAGCAGCCTTGTCAATCGCCTTAGACACATCCAACGACTTAGGGAAACCACTGCCATACAGCCACGCAATCGAATCACGCAACTCAAACCCAGCATCCTCAACCGCTACCGCCAAACGATGCCAAGTCCTAGAACCGCCAAACGCAAGAAGATGACCGCCAGGCTTCAACACACGCAAACACTCACGCCAAACATTCACATCATAAGCAATCCCCGACGAATCCCACGACTTACCCATAAAGCCCAACTCATAAGGCGGATCACACACAACCGCATCAACAGACTCATCAGCCAACTCAGGCAAACGGTCAAGACACGAACCATACATGACCTTCCAGCCATCACCATAAATATCCATTACACCCATTCCTCAACACGACTAAAAACACCATTCCAAGACAACTCAACCTCACCAGTCTGACCATGACGATTCTTAGCAATATCAATCACCATAACCTCATTAGGATCAGTACCCTCACGGCGCAGCAACATAACCACATCAGCATCCTGCTCGATAGCACCAGACTCACGCAAATCGCTAAGGCGTGGTTGTGCCTCGGCCCTGTTCTCCACATTACGATTCAATTGGCTGAGCGCAATAACAGGCACTTGAAAATCTTTAGCCATCATCTTCAGCTGACGGGAAAACTCAGCAACCTGATTATGACGCTCAAGCTTAGACTTAGAAGTCATTAGTTGCATGTAGTCAACAACAATCCCAGACAATTTTCCCTTACGCGACACAGTACGAACAAACTGGCGAATATCGGCCGGCGCAAGCCCACTACGATCATCAATCGCTACCCGCAACGCTTCCACCTGTTCACGGCCCTGATCAAGCTTCTGCCAATCGTGCTCATTCATCCGAGCATTCTTCAAATGACTAACACTAATCTGCAACTGCTCACTAATCATTCGCGTTACCAGCTCATCACCAGACATCTCCAACGAAGCAAACGGCACATTACCGCTTTGAGCCAACGCAACCGCCATTTGTGCAGCAACCACAGTCTTACCAACACCAGGGCGAGCAGCCACCACATACACTGCACCAGGTCTAAACCCGCCAATAGCGTAATCAAGCTTCTTCCACGGGGTAGGGGTAAACAAATCCTGCGACTTCAAACGCTCCACAACCGATGGAACAAAATCACGCACAAAACGCACTTTAGAAGTCTGCTGACCAACCGCATCATCAACCAACGCCCGAGCCTTCTCAGACATTTGCTCAACCGTCAAGTCCTGCTCAAGCGACTGCAACCCTTGAGCCACAGCAGCAAGGCGACGGCGCAAAGCATGATTAGCGACAATGCCCGCATAAGACTCAACCGCATACTGAAACGGGGCATGATCAGACAACGAGGAAATAAAAGCCCGCTGAGTGGGGAAAGCATCACCAACAGTTACTAAATCAATATGTGACCCGTTATCGTGCATCAACTTCATACGGTCATACACTTCGCCCCAGTGAGGGTTAGCGAAATCGTGGCCTGTGAGTGTCAAATCGTCAAGGCATTCACCTGCTGAGCCGATTACCGCACCTAGTACGGCAAGTTCAGCGTTCAATAAATCAGTCGACATAACCAGTAAACCTATGCTTCTCTTTTTGCACAACCGGCTTGTTAGCCAATGTTGGATTCCATTTCACAGCGTTGATAACCCAATTCCGCCAAGCCCTGCCCCAATTCTTTTTCAAAGCATTTTTGCCAGACTGTTCAAGCCAATAGTTTCTAAACTGTTCAACCTCTAACCGCCAATTAAGACTAGGGGCAATGTCAGCAGTCCACCTAATCAGATCATCATCAAGTTCCCAATCTTCAGCAATAGGTTGAGCTTTGCTTAATTGATGATTCTTATTGATGGTTAATTGATGGTTCTGTACGCCACAGTTGTCACCCCTGATTACCTGAGCTGTCACCCCTGACGACAATTCTGTCACCCCTGAACCCTCTAGAGGTGTCAAGTTGTCACCCCTGTTTTCGGTGTCAGAAACAACCAAAAGACGATATAGATTCGGGCGATATTGACCAGCAACAGGCGCACCATTCTTGACAATCTCCAACTCGCCAAGCTCGACAAGAGCAACCAAATCACGGTTAATGGATCGTTCAGAAGCGTTAGCGTAGCGTGCCAGGGTAGCGATAGAAGGCCACGAGACACGATTATCATCAGCATGGTTAGCAATGCCAAGCAGCACAAGTTTTGCACGCCCTTGAGCTTGAGAATTGTTTAGCACAATGGCTACATCTTGTATGCTCATGATTCTCCCTGTTCGATAAGGGAAATCTTAGCCTTATTAAAACCTAAAGCAAACTCTATCTCGTGATCCGTGCAACCGTATTCACGAGCTAGCTCAATGTAATGCTTCATTACGCGCACTTGATTTAGCGATTCGTCGTAATCGCCTTGTGCTTCGATTAGTTTCCGGCTGGAAATGCCTAAATAGTTTAGGGCTATGAGTTTCTTATCGTCAGCCGTATTGGTTATAATTGTAGTCATGGCGTTCGCCTCCTGATTAGGTGAATTGCTTAGGCCTCGAGTGATGTGACAAGCATCCTCGGGGCTGTTTAAATTGTACCGTACAACTCCAACATAATCTCGACCGCGACACGATGAGGCACAGACACCCTCACATCACCATCAAGAAAAAACCAGCCATCCGCATACTTCACCGGAATACGATTCATCGCGTATTGATCAGCAGCCCAACGCGGTACAGACCAGCCATGTAACCTGCAATAGTTATCAAATAACGCATTAGAAGTCTGCAACTGGTTATGACCGGCACACATCGCTAAAAGGTCACGAGGGCTATCGTGCGAGGCTGAACCACCCATACCCCTGCCACGCCTATGCTGAACCGTCAACCCCCCACTACACGGCCAACGCAAAGCTTCAAACTGTCCAGCCACAACACATTCGTGACCATCACGCTCAAACACGATAGGGCGCGACTTAGCTATCTGGCTACGAGACTTTTTGCCCACGCTCACGACGCTCACGCCCCTCTCTAATCAACGGCGAAAACTCACCCATCAAATCCTTACGCCCAGCCCGCCACAATGCTTTATAAATCCCGTCAGGAGTACGACCCATAGCGTCGCAAACATATATGGCAGACATTCCGCCTTCCATCAGCCACGCTACTTCTTCAGCAACCTCAGCAGATCTAAGTTTAGTCGCGCTCATTTTGACCCCAAATCACTACATGCATAACAGATACGCCCAATCCAAGATTCAACAACAAGCACCATCGGCCGATTACATAATGGGCAATTACTAACAGCCATTAGCTGCCCATTGATCCGCACGCTCACACCAAGCAGCATAACCATCACTAAACCGTGACGGCGCGGTTTCAATTAGCGCATAACGCAAACGCGCCACACCACGCTCAGTCATTACTGCCCCTGTAACGCTCGTCAACAAACTCGATAAGGGCAGACACAATAACAGCCGTCAACGGCACGCCATCAGCCTCAGCATGTCTCTGAGCCGGTACATAAACCTCGTCAGGGATACGAAACGAACGAATAGGAGTATTAGCCACGCTGAAACTCCATCGCCTGAACAAACTCATCATTAAGCGACAAGTTAGCCAACGGGCCATTAGTGTACGAATCCTGCTCCAAATAAAACCGGATAGCAGACATCAACAACGACGAGAGCTGGTGATTCATTAGTTGAGAATCCACCACTAAGTCAAACACATCATCACGGTTAGACAGATCGCAGTACGCGAAATCTAAACCTTGTAGTTCAGTATCAATAGCCTTCATAGCACCCATTTCAATTCCCTTTCTAGTAGGTGTATAGACAGCGTAGCACGGTATTAGAAATAAAACCTAACAATTTCAATAACTAAATTAATTACCATCACAGTAATAGCACCAAACCAAAACCCCTTACTCCACTGGCTCATTATTGTCTCCCTCAATAATTTTAATAACATCACATTTTGAACATGGCGGCTCATCCATTGAAGTCCACCAACAAGAACATTTTTCTTTAAGCAATGCAACAATGCGATCACGCTCATCAGCTCGAACCAACTCAGACACGCCAGCAATAAACTCACGACGATAATCCGCATCCTCAAGCTTCACTTCAAGATCCTGCTCATACAAACTAACCGGCATACGCCCAGGATTCCAACCATCAGACTTCAAAACAGCAGCAAACCTTTCATAACGACTACGCAAATCATCAGTCAACTCTGACCATTCAGCCCACGGCCCAACAGCAGGAACCCAGCCAATAGATTCAGTAAGAACCTTATACGCAGCCTCACCATTATTAACCATCAGCTTTACCAATCTGATCCAACATGGCACGAACCTGACGCACACGAGTCTCCTCGTCATACCGCCAAACCCACAACTTAACCCGAACCCAAACACGAATAAACTCAAACATTTATGCCCCTTAAATAATTCCTGCACGGCGCAACATTGCAGCGTTGCAAAGCTGACGAGAAGCAACTTTAAAAGTCGATTCTGCATTTACAAAGTAAACATCAACAAGCTTGTCGCTGAAAACAGTTACATCAACGATGGTGATAATGCCACGCTTAACAGCAGCGATAAAATCTTTGTTGTTGCTGAATGTTCCTGGGATGAAGTCTTTCATTTTTTGCCCCTTTCAACTGGCTATGTATATACAGTAGCACAAGTTGATTATATTGTGTCAACTTTTTTACGCAACTTCTTCAAAGCATTACGCTCAACCGGCGTCAAGCCACCCCAAATACCGTACCCAACATTCCCAACCAAAGCATCCTCAAGACACTCCACCTTCACAGGGCAACGCTCACAAATAGCCTTAGCCTGAGCAGTCTCATTACTAATACCACCAGCCTCAGGAAACCACAAATCGCCATCAACTTCAGCACATAAGGCACGCTCATACCACTCCTGAAAAAACATTAAGCCCCTTCAGCCTGGATACTTTTAAGCGTCGCCATCAAACGCATAGTCTCAGCATCCAAAAACTTAGCCTTAGCCTTCGCCCTATTATATGAAGCCCGCGCCACAATCGCAGCGTCACGATCTTTCAACGCCATCTCACGCGCATAAGCCTTACGATCCTCAATATTGCCCTCAGCTAGAAGATAAGTTTTATCCATCTCGCTTTGAGCAATCAGTTCAGCCCGTTCAGCAGCCAACTCTAACTGTTCAATAGCGTCATGCGCCTTCGACTGTTCACGGCCAACCTGCGCCAACTGTGCGCGTACTTCCTCAGGTGTCATCGAAACATCACCGCCAACCCATACCAAGCCAACAACAGACAAGCAACAAAACCAACAGCTAACAGTATCTCTTTCACGAAAGCACCTTCTTACGGGCCGTTACAGCATCCTGAACCTGTGCAGACCAGCCACCAGCCACAGCATCAGACCACAAAAGCTTCAAATCCTCAAGAGTATCAGCCGTTTCAACCTCAACTAAAAATCCGTCAGGGATAGGCTGGGCAGGCTTAGCCGGTGTCACACCTCGAGCAACCTTCTCCATCTCGCTACGACTTGCACCCTTAGAACCGGCAAAAGCCCAACGCAAACACCTACCAAGCGCACTCGTGGCAGCATTCTCAAGAGCTGAAGTTTTATTGGCCATACCGACACCGTCAACCTCAAACGCCCACTCAGAAGCCTTAAACAATCCAAGTGCCTGATCGCCCGCATTCATGTAGACCCGACATTCGACCACCCAAGTGGACTGTGCGCGGTCATTCTCCGTAGTGTGGTTGATAATCTCCACACGCAGGTCAGGATACAGTTCGAGGGCACGAGCGTGCCGTTCCTCAACAGTCTCATAACTGCTCAAATCAAAATTAGCCATTAGTTATTTCCCTTTTCTCTCATAGCACGCTCCCAATAGACAGCATGGTCTTGCACCTCTTGAGCAACCCTAATCAACTGCCCAATCATTTCCTCATCCCGTTCCACAATCTGTGTCTCCACATCCATACCAGGAACGAAACCCTCTGGCCCTTCAAGGCGTTGCTCCCACGCAAACACACAACGCTCAGCACCACTCACCATGAGCTGCCATTGAATCTGCCTACGGTAACCGATAGGAATCGTTGATAAGTCTTTGCCCGAGGTTTTATATTCGCCAATGGTTTTCATATCGTGGCTGAGCCCGTCAGGAGTCGCCAACATCCACTCATTACCTGGGCCGTCAGCACAGATAAGCCAATCATTCGGCATCACACCAAAGCGTTCCTTCACAACATGAGCAATATACGGCTCACGAGTTACGCCCCAATCCATCACCGCATTCACAGTCACTTCAACAGGTGACTCAATCTGAGCCTTCACCTCTTTCATCCCAGCCGGAGTAGCAGCCTTAGCAACCTGTGTCGCAGTCACACCACGCTCACGCGCCTCGAGCCACAAATCACGAGTCTGGCTAGAAACAATAAACCGTTCCACGCTAATCAATGACATGCACCTCTTTCGCCTGATCCACCGTAATGTCACGAGCTGGCGCAACACCACCCAACAAATATGCAAGTGTTCCAACAGTCATCATCGCCACCTGCTTATCAGGGCTAGTCACACCACGCCTTTTAGCAATCACAACACCAATCTCAGCGCGTGCATTAATGCGTTCAGTCTCAGCCTCACGCAACCACTCAGTTACTTTAAACTGGCCGCCATAATCCTTCAGCTCGAGCGTCACATCACCACCTTGGATAGTTTTCACATTTGCTATGTCGCCTGTGTCACGCGTACCAGTACGAACCTTACGATCAATACGCGAGTCATTGAGTGCAATCTTTAGATAGTCAGCTATTAGGCGTTCGAAGCTTGAGCCGGCTTTCTTGGCACTTTGTCTATTTCGAGTCATGTTTGTTTCCCTTCTATACAGATACTAAACATAGCCACCGACATTGTGCAAATAAAGTTTCAGAAAATGTATTGACATGCACTTAACCTGTGCTACTGTATATACATAAGGCAACTGAAAGGGCCAAACAAAATGATTAAAGCATTCGACAACATCAAGTCAGCAGAGCGTTACGCAGCCAAACTAACCACAAAGTTTCCTGGCGCAACCTACGCAGTAGAAACATACGGCAACATGAGCTATGTGGTGGTCAAATAATGTACAACGAAAACGATCCGGTCAAATACCAGGCACAACATAACTACCACTCACACCAAACCATCAAAGCACGACGCGAGGAAACATACCTCGAGCTGCACATCGCCGGTGTAATGGCCATAGCAACCCTGCTACTCACCATCGTAGGGATTGTGGTGAGCTTCCGATGAGCCTCGCATTCCTTGCCTCAATCCCCGTCACCGTAGGGATCTGTTTCGCTACCTACTCAAACGGGCTGGCACTCCTAGCCGTCATCACCACCATCACGCTCGGTATCTTGGCAAAGAAGAAGGGCCACTAGGTAAGCAGAGAACCTAGTGACCCAGCGAGGAAAGGGGACTCGCGCTAATAACTATACCTTATTGGCATGCGTCACAAACCATGCCATCCATCGGATCAATAGGTACACAGTAACCGCCAACATTGTCATTATCCATAGTGACTCCCATCACATTAAAGCGCACAAAATAAACCCACAATGGGCTAGGTTAGTGCGATTACCTAGAAACTATTTCACTACATAAGTGACAAAAGCAGCCACAAACGCCAACACAGCCACACCCGCAGTCACGAAAGTAATCCAATGCACCTTCGGCTGACGGCTAGACTCAATAACTGCAAGCTTAGTTTCAAGCTCACCAATCTTCTTCCAATGCTGATCCGTAACCTTAGTCAGCTCATCAAGTTGCTTCATCATTGCATCCTGTTTAGTTTCCATACGGGCAATAGCAACCGCAATATCTTGTAGGGTTACATCAGCCATTATTTGCCGCCACCTACCGGCCCTTTACCGCGCTGACCAACCTGTACAGCCAGTTTCACATCAGCATCAATAGGGGCGTCAATGGTTTTCTTTACAGCGTCATAGGCGGTGAGTGAGGTGAGTACCGAGACAAGCCCAGCAAGTCCACTTGTAACAGCGATGTTGATCCATGCCTCACCCTCAGTAGGGATAAAAGTCGAAGCGGTAATCGTAGCGATAGCAACTTGAGCAATCGTCTTAACCATACGCTCAAGAGCAACGCTCCAAAAGTCTTTACTGAACAGCATCATAGTTACACTCCAGGAATGGTTAGGACTTGACCAGGATAAATCAAATCAGGGTTAGTGATACCGTTCACCGTAGCGAGCTGGGTCACATTGCCCCAGTCAGCATAACCGTAAAACTTCTCAGCAATCCCCCAAAGGTTATCACCCTCAACAACAGTATAAGTCGCGCCTGAAGGTGACGGCTCAGGCGACGGGCTAGGAGTCGGATCGTTAGAGACAGCAGCAACCGTACCGTGAGGCATAATGTCTAAAGTGAAACCGACATATTGGCAACCGAAAGTGCGTTCAACTTCTTCGAGAGTGGCGAACCATTGCTGACCGGCTTGACCATAATCACACACATCAAGGCTGGGTGAGGATAGGAAACCTTGCCCTGGAATCCAAACAACCACATGGCCGTAATTGTAAACACCATAACCTACATCGCCAATCCATTGAAACCAGCACGGCACAGCAACAGGCGGCATCTCACGCGAACCATTTTGAGTAGGCGAGTTAGCCCACGCTTCCCACGCAGTCTCATAACCATTCTGACGGCCAAAGAATACCTGTGTGGCCATGCCGAGACACCAGCCTGGTGCTTCAGTAACAGAAGTGTTAGGTGCGATTAGTTGTGTGTATCCCATTATTTAGCCTTTGGTTGTTCAGATAGCCATACAAGATATTGCTGATAGTCAGCATTAGCTTCATCCATAGGAATAAATTGAACAAATCCAGTATCATCAGTTTTCTTGATAACACCTTGGTCATCTTCTGACCTTTTTATAAGTTCATAAATCATTACAGTTCCGCATTCATAGTCGCGCTAATTTTTATTTCAACAGTTGTACCCCAGTTATTTGCCGAATTATACAAATATAATCCGCGTTTATTAGATTCTGTACCAACCGTAAATGTTCCGCCACCTTGTGTGAAAGAACCAGAAACGGTAGGTGGTACACGCATTTCAACCGGATAAGGTATCCAAGGATGATAAACATCGACAGGGCTTCTAGTCCACGCATAAAAAGTTCCTGAATCAAATTGTGCATAGTATCTTTGGCAAGTAGCTAATTCGCCTTGTATCGAGTTAGCGTTACGGCGAAACGGTGTCGCGGTAGAACCAGCCTCAAGCTGAACACCAAAAACATCCCAAGTAAAAGTCGCATTAATAGGCAACTGAATCTGTAACTGAGTATAAGAATCAGCATCATTAATAGTCTTACCAGTAATAGCTGGAATAATTACCGTATAGGAATAACGAACCCATGAGGTAGTTACGGCAATGTTTGTAGCAACAGTAGTTGAAACTTCAGCAGATCCACCAGTACCAAAACGCTGAATTAAATAAATATAAGGCATCGTAAGATTAGCGGCCGCTTTAGCGTAAAAAGAAAGTGTTACAGTTTTACCTGCAAGAGCACGAACATTCTCAATACGGTTAACAAACATATTGTAAGTAGCACCAGAACCAGCAGTAGTTTGTTGGTATCTTGCAAAAAAACTACCGTTATCAATAACGCCAGGTAAAGAAGCGGGATCTAAATATTGTTGTGAAATGGTACGGGCTGAACCTGTACCATCCCAGAAGTTTGTCCAACGATCAGCAGAAAATCCACCAGTTATAATGCTGGCAAAGGAAGTTCTTCGTTGCCAAATATCAAACCCACCATTAATAATATAGTTAGGCGAAATAGCTTGGCTAATAGGATTCCAGTTAGAACCTGTATAAACCTCAACAGCATTAGTATCTGCAAGGTACGAAACCATGCCCTCAGAAACAGCCGTACCAATAGCAGACCCACGAGCAGCAGTACCCGCATAAACCTGAACAGCCTGATCCATGAGGTAATTCATGGTGTTACTTGCAGTCAACACTTCACCAGGTTGGAAAACCCTACGACCTGAACCAGCCAAAATAAACTCCTAAATCCTTCTCTAAGTATACCGTTAGGTTAAGTCCACCCAAGCAGAACCATTCCACCTTTTAGCAATAGTCAAATCAACCCACGCACTACCATTCCAACGGCGTGCAATCGTCGTAGGAGTCCACGCAGACCCATCCCAACGGCGGCCACCAGCAGGAACAAAAGTAGAAGCCGATTCAGTCCACGCACCAGCACCCTCAGAATTAACCGCGCGAGTACGAAACTTATAATACTTACCACCATCAAGATTCGAATACACATACTGGCGTGACCCATCCATCGTGTATTGCGTACCAGACCAAGTAACACCATCATTATTAGTACGCTCAACCTGGTAAGACGAAATAGCAGGGCGGCCTGTAGCATCAGCCACACCAGAAGTAACCGTCACATTGCGGGCAGAAACAGTAGCAGTACACGACGCAGGGGCAAGAGGCGGGCGACTAAAATCAGTAAGTTGTAAATATCCGTTAGAGGCTGAGGCTGAACCCCAACCATTCATCGACGACGAACCACTAAACGAATACGAACCCGAACCGTCAGCATTATGACCAACAGTAAAAGTCTGATCGTAAACAACTAACGAACTAGCACCAGACCAGTTGATAGCCCCAACGCCACCAGACGCACCGTTAGAAATAGACCACGAACCACCAGACGAATACGCAAAACCACTCGTCAAATAAATAGTGGCAACAAGACGAACCTGAGAAGTATTCGCGTTAGGGTCAGTACCAACCTCA